GAAATAGCGGCCCCGCGCGCCCGCTTACGCAGTACGACGACGACGGACGGTGGCTTCCGGCGTCGGTTCAGCGGCGGGCGCATCCGTCTTGCCCTCAAGATCAATCCAGTTGCTGATCTCGAAGACAGGCGTGAAGATGCGACCGTAGGACTTGTGCATGTAGTGTTCCTTCTTCAGGCGCACCACCGGCACAGGCTTGGTCTGGTCCTTCTCGACCTGCGCGGCGATCTCAAGAGCCAGCTTCTGAACGGCGCGCTTGCCGCCCACGGAGGTGACGTTGTAGCGCGCCTCCATGCCCTTGTCGTCGCCGTTCATGCACTTGAGGCTCATGCCGACCTGCATCTCCCAGCCGCGCTTGGCGCCCGGCGGCGGGTTATCCATTTCGGGAAGCGGGTCCGACACCGGCACCATCTTCTCGCCCAGCACCTCGCCCTCGCCCCAGGCAATGAAGCCGTGGACAAAAGAGAACGGGTTGATGGCCCAAGTGCTGTCATCGTCGATTTCGGTCTGGTCGGCACCGAACACCCAATGGCCGGTCTTGTCCATCTTGAGGATGACCATGCCGGCAGCGCCGACCTCGCTTTCGAGGCTGCGCAGGGCAGTGGTCAGGGACTGGACGGAGGGGAGGTTGCCGTTGCCGAAAGATACTACGTCGTTCATTGTATTCTCCTATAGTTTACCAAGAGCAGCAGACAGTTGTTTGCCGATCTGCAACACGGCGGGCCTCGGATCATCCTCGGGTGCCAACGTGCTACCTGTTGAGACGGACACGATCAGGTCAGACGGCAACGGGACATTGTGCTTCTTCAACACCTTCTCCATCTGCGCGGGCGACTTGGGGTCCGTCAATTGTTCGATATTAAGCCCTGCTTCGGTCAGGGTCGTCAAGACTTTTTTGTCGTCCACCCACTTGCGGGTGGCGCGCTTGGGCACCAGTTTCCAGCCCGGCACCTCGACGCCTGCTTCCAGCAGTTGCTGCGCCATGTCGCGGGCGTCCTTGATGTAGCCCTCCAGCAGGTCGATTTGCCCCAGCGCCTCGGCCAAGCGGTCCACGTTGACCGTCTTCAAAGCCGTGCGGGTGGCGCGGGCGACAGCACCACTGACCACCGGGCAGATCGTCTTGGCCGTACACCAGCGGCAGTGGTCGCCGGCCGCCAGTGGCGCGTCGGGCTGCTCGGCCGCGCGCACCGCCAGCATCAGGTCGGCCTCGAACTGCTTGACGCGGGCGGGCGTCGTCACCCAGCGCTTCACGTAGGGCGGCTGGACGATGATGATCTCGATGTCCTCGACGTCCTTGAAGGCCCATGCGGTCTTCTCGGTACGGAGCGCGGCAGCGACGTAGAACAGCCCCTGCGGGTTCTCTTCCGCGTCCACCGCGACGCCGTCGCCGAACTTCCAATCCAGCAGGATGCCGCGCTTGCCCATCCGGCCCACGACGTCGGCGGACCCGAACACGCCCGGCAAGGCGGCGCCGAAGCCCACGACCTGCTCGACAGCATACTCCATCATCTTGTCGGGGTCGATCTCATCAAGGGCGGCGAGTGCTGGCAGCAGCTTGCGCTCCAGCAGGTCATCGGTCAATTCGATGCCGTTGTAGGTGACGCCCAAGAACTCCTGCGGATCCTTGCCCGTCTCCAGGATGGTGGCGATGGTGTTGTGCAGCAGCGTGCCGGTGTCGGCGTGGACCGACGACGGCTGCGGGGGCATGGTGCGGACGAGTGCGACGCTGCCGGGGCAGGCCAAGACGCGCTTGGCGGTCGAACCGCCGACGACGTTTGAGTGAGCAGCCATAGTGTACCTTTCTGTGTTGATGGCCCGACGCTACAGAATGTTTGTTGACCTGTCAATGATTGTTTGATACATAATGGGCATGGAACGCGAGATTGAACAATACTTTGTGTGGACCGTCCAGCGTATGGGCGGCGTCACCTACAAGTTCCGCGCGCTGAACTGCAAGGGCGTCAGCGACCGCATCGTCTGCCTGCCCGGCGGGGCGACGTGGTTCGTGGAATTGAAGGCACCCAACGGACGGCTGTCGCCGCTGCAACGCAAGTTTGCGGAGGACATGCGGGCACGCAACCAGAACTACACGACACTATGGTCAAAAACGGAGGTGGATGAATGGCAGCGTACTATAACGAGTTCGACCCTTATGCAGCCCAATGGCTGCGAAACCTGATCAAGAGCGGTTTGATAGCGGACGGTGATGTAGATGACAGATCAATTCGGGACGTGGCTGCGGGCGACCTCAAGGGCTACACCCAATGCCACTTCTTCGCCGGTATCGGCGTCTGGTCACACGCCCTCCGCCTCGCCGGATGGGATGACGCCAGGCCCGTCTGGACCGGAAGCTGTCCCTGTCAGCCCTTCAGCGCCGCCGGTCAAGGCAAAGGCGTCGAAGACGAGCGCCACCTCTGGCCTGAGTTCCATCGGCTCATCGCAGAGTGCCGCCCTCCAGTTGTCTTTGGAGAGCAGGTTGCAAGCAAGGACGGCCTCGGCTGGCTCGACGCTGTATGCGCTGACATGGAAGCATCGGGCTACGCCGTTGGGGCGGCAGATCTGTGCGCTGCGGGCATCGGCGCCCCGCACATCCGTCAACGCCTCTGGTTTGTCGGAGAGCGGCTGGGCAACGCCGACAGTCCACGACACGAAGGGCACGGACTACAACCGTTACACGGAAGCGGGGAAGGGCGAGAACAGGTCGGGAGCGCTACAGGATCAGGGACAACTGGCGGGCTGGCCAACGCCCGCGATGACGGATCACAAGGGCGGCTATCAGGGCGGGCGGATGCGGGATGGGAAACTCTCGACGGATCGGTTGGACGTGGTGGCGCAGATAGCAGGCCCAGCCCGACTAACGGCTACTGGCGAGATGCTGACTGGCTCCACTGCCGCGATGGAAAGTGGCGGCCAGTTGAACCCGGCACATTCCCGCTGGCTCATGGGGCTCCCGCCAGAGTGGGACGCCTGCGCGCCTACGGCAATGCCATCGTCCCGCAAGCAGCGGCAGAAGTGATCGGGGCGTACCTTGCAACTTAGACCCTACCAGAACGACGCCGTGACCTTCTTGTACGAGCGTGACCGCGCCATGATCCTGGCCCCTGTGGGCGCGGGCAAAACCGCAATCACGCTGCGGGCGATGGCCGAGATGAAGCGCGACGGTCACGCCAGGCGCTGGCTGGTGGTGGCGCCCAAACGTGTGTGTACGGACGTGTGGCCCGTCGAGGTGGCGAAGTGGGCGCCGTCGCTGTCTTATTCCGTTGCTGTCGGCACCTCCACCCAACGCAAGGCAGCGCTCTCGTCTAGCAGTGACATTGTCATTGTCAACTACGACAACCTCGACAAGCTGCCGGCTGACCTGCCGTTCCAAGGCGTGGTGTTCGACGAACTGACGCGGCTCAAGAACCCGTCGGGCAAACGTTTCAAGGCGTTCTACAAGGTGCTGGACCGCTTTCCCGTCCGTTGGGGCCTGACCGGATCGTTTACCTCGAACGGTCTGGAAGACGTCTTCGGCCAGTGCAAGGTGGTGGACGAGGCGTTGCTGGGCCGCGCCAAGGGCGCGTTCCTCCAGCAATACTTTGTCTGCATCAACCGCGAGTTTGGCGATTGGCAACCGCGTCGCGGTGCCCTCGAACAGGTCATGGCGCGCATCCGCCCGGCGACATTCGTGCTGGAACCTGGCGTCTACAAGGACAAGCTGCCGCCCTGCCACGTCGTCGAGATGCGTTGCGACATGCCCGACCGTGAGCCATACGAGAAGATGAAGCGCGATTTTGTGACAACGCTGAAAGGTACGGAAATCACCGCCCTGTCAGCCGCCGCCGTGACGAGCAAGCTGCAACAGATGGCGGGCGGCTGGGTCTACGACACGGTAACGGAGGCAATGGACACGGCGGGGGTCTTCAAGTCCTACAAGTTCGCGCACTGGTTCTCCCGGCACCGCTTTGACCTGCTGGACGAAATTCTGGAAGGCAACCAGCAGGACAACACGCTGATCGTCTACAACTTCGTCGAGGAACTGGCGCAGTTGAAGACCCGCTACCCGCACTTGTGGACGCTGGACGACGGCGCCGACGTGGTCGAGCGCTGGAACAAGGGGCAGATCCGGCTGCTGGCCGTCCACCCCAAGTCCGCCGGCCACGGGCTGAACCTTCAGTACGGCGGCAACAAGATGGTGTTCCTGTCGCTGCCGTGGTCGTTGGAACTGTACGAACAGACGGTCGGCCGCATCCATCGCGGCGGTCAAACCAAGGACGTGTGGGTCTACGTGATGCTGACCAACAAGACGATAGACGAGCGCATCTGGGCCGCCCTGGCGGACAAGCGCGCGATTTCCGACATAGCTTTAGAGGAGTTAAAGGGGTGAACTGGTTTCAACTTAACGCTGTGCTGCCGTTGAAGGACGAAAGCCAAATACGGGCGATGCTGGATGAAGAGGTCAAGATCCACAAGCGCCCGACCTTTATCGTCCGCATCCACCAGCGCTACACCATGCTGCGGGCGCAGCGGGAGCGTCAGGAACTGTTGGAGAAGGTCAAGTCGTGAACCGCGCTGCGCTGATCGAGGCGGCCATCCAGCACGTCAAAACTATAGCACCAAACTCTTACGAAGAGTGGGTCGGGATCATCATCGACTTCACTTGCAACGCTTGCGGAACGGATCCCACTCGCCACCCCGGCGAACGCAGTCCTGATACGCCTTCTCTTCTTCCGCTGTCATGCGTTTGGCCAGATGAGGGAGAAGGCTCTTGAACACGGCGGCGCCCAGACCGACCCAGAACGCCGGCCGCTGTGATACGAGAAAGGCTCCAGCGCAGAGCCCTACAAGCATCACAGCGAGCGCGGCGATCTCCAGCCAGGTCATACCTTGGGCTGGTTCGGGACCATGTAGGTGACGACGGCGGTCAGGACCGCGCCGAGGATGACCGACACGCTGTCGATCAGGCTGGGCGTCACCCAGCCGGTCGAGATGCCGAATAGGCCAATGAGGGCCACAAGGCTGGTGATGAAGGCAGCTACGGCCTTATGTGCAGTCATGTTATTCACTCCGGGGTTAAGAATAGTTTGCGTTCAGCCTCACGGCGGCGGGTCAGCCCCGCCAACGCGCGACCATGAACCTTGTTCCACAACAGGAACGCCTCGG